TTGATAGTTCCGTTTCTCATTAACTCTAATAAGTCGCGACCTAAAGAAGTGTTCGCCACTTTTGCTTCATATCTTAAACCAGTTTCATCAGTTGTAAGTCTAAGAGTGTCATTTGTTGTTCTAGCTAAAGGTAAACCCTCATGATTTATTAAGAATCTAACATCATCATTTAAACGTCCTTCAAAAGCGTCTGGAGAAATAATTTCTTTGAAGTTTCCTAAGTCATTAGAAAGAGTATTGAAGACACTAGCATAACCAACAACAACGTTAGAATCTCCTTCTTCTCTTAGCTCTAAATTTTGAACGTTAAATGTTCTAACTTCTTTATTAGGATTTGATCTGTAACCCATTGGCTTTTCTTCTTCTTCTTCATGTCCTTCGATATGTTCGTTTTCTTCCATATCGTCTTCGTCTTCTTTATTCATTACAGCCATGATTTCTTCATGAGAACCAAAAGGCATAAAAACAGTTTCTCCGTTTAGAGTATGTTCATGCGAAAGGTTTTCTCCTTCAGCTCCCATTTCCTTAGCCATTTCTTCAGCTTCTTCTTTCGTTGTAAATAAAGGCATTTCGATTCCGTCTGTAATCATTGAACCGATTAATTCTCTTTTTACTTTTTCTTCATTTTTCATATTTACGATTGTTATAAGTTCGTCTTCGTCAAAAGATTCAAAATTTTCAAAATAATTATTTATATAATCTCTCCATTCTGAAGGTCTTTCATTTTCAGCAATTTGAAGACATTCTTCTTTAGAACGCTGTATGTAAATGATTTTAGCGTCTAAATCTTTGACTAATTGTTTTCTAACTTGTTTATATGGACTACTATTAATAATCCAAGCATTCGTTGTTTTATCTTTTTTTAGTCTTTCATATAAAGCGTCCCTTACATCAAAGACATATTTTTTTAAACTATCAATATGAATATGTGATTCGTTATTACTAATAGCTTGATGAATTGTATCAAAATCAAATATTAAATCCTTAGCATTTGCGTTATTTCTTACATAAGTACTTTTTCCAGAGCAAGAAGCTCCCATTATAATATAAACTTGATTTTTTTCTTCCATATCTTTTTTAACTGGATGATTATTCGGAAGTAAATCTGTGTCATGTTTACCGCCTTGAAACCTTCCTTTTTTTAATGCAAATAGAAAAGAATTAACTCTAGCGTAAGCCCATTGGTCTGGTCCACTTACATTAGGACGAACGCTTTCTGGATTGCTTTTATAAGCTCCTAAGCCCCTTTCAAACACTTCCAATAAAGTTTTGTAAGTAACTCGAGGATTCCATGCAACGTCTAAATCCTTTACTTCTTCATTATGTTTTTCAACTTTGTTTTCTAAACCTTTTTGAATAGTTGCATTGACTTGCCTATCGTCTTTCTTACCTTCTAATTTTTTAGTCAATTCCAATATTACGTCTTTCATTCCTTGTTCTCCTAAAGTTCCAATTGCACCCCATTTCATTTGAGCAACTACTCCAGCCACATTTGAAAGGTTTGGTTCTAAGTCTTTTTTAAATTGTTTTCCGTCTTCAAAATGTCTAGCCACCCAAGCTTCTCTTTCCTTAATCCATTTTAAAACACCTTCTGTTTCTTCTCCAGCTCTAGCTTTTTTCCATAAGTTAAAAGCTTCATTCCCTCTTATATTACCTCCAGCTTTCCAAATTTCTGGAGTTTGTTCTTTGACATTATTCGCAAAGTCAAAATCAAATTGAGGATAATTGCTATTCCTTAAACTAATTTTTTTGTCTTCTCCTTTAGTTGGAAAATTAGTCATTGCTTTCCTCAGTATTTGTTTGTCCAATTGGAGCAAAGTTTAATGGGAAATAATGTTTATCTCCGTCTTCTATTTTATTTAACTTTTCAGCTTGTCTAACTTCGTTGATTGACAAAGCTCCGATTTGTGTCATCTCTCTATAATAAGTAGCTCTAGCCGTTGAATCTCCTCTTAATAATCCGTTAGTATTAAACTTGATTTCATAAGAATCCATTTCGTTTTCTCTAAATAATTTCATTTCCATTTCTTGTTCTAATTGAACTAAGTAAGGCATAAGAGTATATCTAACAAAGTCAGTTGAAAGAGCTTCAATAGAATTGTAATTAGCCGCCTTCTCGAGATGACCAATCAAAGATAACGGAACTCTAAAAATTCTAGCTATTTCTTCAACTTGAAATTGTCTTGATTGTAGAAGCTGTTTATCTTGAGCGTTTATTGTGATCGGTTTAAAGTCCAATCCGTTTTCTAATATAGCTGTCTTATTAGAATTATATGGTCCTTGATAACGTTGATTCCAAGAATTTCTTAGTCTTTGAATTTGCTCAGTTGTTAAAGTCTGGTCTGTTTTTAAAACCCCAGCAACTTGAGCCGAATTTCCAAAATAAGTTGCCGCTGTAACGTTAGCACCCAACGAAAGTCCGATTGTATCTTGTTGCATTTTAAGAACTGACTTTCCTTTTTTTCCGTCAAAACCAACTCCCATAAAATGAAGAATGTCAGTTTGGGGAATAGGATTTTCAAACTCTCCATGCTCATAAAATAAGTTCCCTTCAAAAGGAATAACTTTAACATGGTCTGGATTTAAATATAATAACTCAATCGGTCTAGCTGAGCCGTCTCTTACTATATAGAAATAACAATTGCCCTCTAACAAAAGATTAGTTAAAGCAACTGAAAAAAAGTTGTAAGTAGTTTGAAACTTGTTAGGTCTTTGAATCAATCTAGCGACTGGGTGGGCTTTGTCCAAAATTCTGTCTCCGTCTTCTTCAATTTTATAAGTGTTAATCGGCATTGAAGCAATAGATTCTGAGATAACTCTCACACAAGCTAGGACAGCCGAAAAGGAAAGAGCTGAATTTTTATCTACTGAAACTCCAGAATTTGACCCAAATAAAGGAGAATTAACTCTCAAAAAAGTGTTTCCGTTATCTCTTTTTTCCGAACGGAAGAAATCTAGTAATCCCATAAATTATAGCTATATAATACAAAGATAATAAGTTTTTCCCTAAATGAATAAGACACCTCTATCGTCATAAGGATTCGCTGGTTTAGTATTACCATTCATGTAACTTCCTAAAGCCATGACTAGAGAAATCATTCCGTCAATCTTTTCAGTTGATTTAGATTTGTCTAGTTTTATATTTCCAGCTGGGTCGGATTTGATAGCAACGTTAGAACACATCCAGCGAAGAACTTTATTATTTCCGTGATTTAATTCTTTTCCTATTACAATTTTTTCTAGCTCTTTTGTCGGTGCTGACATTGAAGCAAAGCCTTGTCCAAATGGAATCATTGGAAGTCCATCGTTTACGCAGTCGATTACAAGCTGTGAGCTATTCCAACGGTCGTAGGCTATCTCTTGAATGTTAACAACTTCAGCAATTTGTTTAATTCTTTCTTTTATAAAATTGTAATCGGTGACGTCTCCGTCTGTAAGTTCCATAAGTCCTTCTTTTTCCCAGCCAATATAGTCAACTCCGTCCCTTCTACTTCTTACAAAAGCTGTTTCTTTAGGAGTCCAAAAGTAAGGAAGACAAACATATTTATCATCTATCATAGTTAATAGAACCAAACAAGAAACGTCTCTAACCGAAGCTAAGTCAAGCCCAGCCCAAACTGGAAGTCCTCTTAAATCCTCGAGCTTTACTTCTCCAAAATTACAAGCGGTCCATTGAGCGTCGCTAAGCCATTTACTAACAGAAGACATCCATTGATTCAAATGAAGCATTCTAAAAGTGTTCTCATAAGAAGGCATTTTAATTGCTTTTTCTTGTTCTCTTTTTAAATAATCTAATTTAACAACTCCACTTTCTAAGGCTGGATTTGCTAATCTCAAAGCTTCTTCCGTGTCCCATTTAACGTCTAAAGGACAAGCGTATTTAACGTAATAAAAAGAATCGTCTTTGATAATTCCTTCAGAAACTTTTCTTCCATATTCTTCAGTTTTAAAACAGATTGATTCTCGATTATAACCAGCTGTTGTAATTGCAATAGTTAAAGGCTGTCTTCTCGAACCTACTGAAGTAGTTAAAGCGTCCCATAGTTGAGAATCCTTTTGAACAAAGAATTCGTCCATACAAATAAAAGAAGCATTATAACCAAACTTAGAACTTGCTTCAGCACTAATAGCCTTGAATGCTGAATTACTTTTTTCATGAATAATAGAGTTTTTAAATACTCTTAAATTATCATTTAGTTGAACGTCTGATCGGACCATTGAACTAGCTACGTCAAAAATTATGTTAGCTTGTTGTCTGTCTCCAGCCGCCACATAACATTCAGCACTTGGTTCTTTGTCAGCTAATAACATATAAAGAGCAATTGCTGAAATCAAAGTGGACTTTCCGTTCTTTCTAGGAAGACAAATGTAAGCTGTTCTAAAACGTCTAAGATTAGTTTCTTTATATTTCCAGCCTAATAAATCTCTAACAATCTTTTCTTGAAATGGTTCTAAAATAAAAGGCTGTCCTCCCTTTTCTCCTTTGATGTGTTTGATGTGTCTTTGAATAAAAGCGACTACTCGATCAGCTGACTTTTCATCATAATAAAATTTAGAGCATTCTTTTATTTCCATTAATCAAAGAAGTTAAAATCGTCTGTTTGTTTTTTGTCTTGTTCGGGCATACTTAAAGACGCTCGGTCTGAAGGACTGAAACCAAATTTACTGGCTAACTTGATTGAATTTTGTAAAGCATTTTGAGCCACTTTATACAAAGGAGAAATTTTAGAAGCTCTTAGCTTTCCGTCTTTGTCATAAGTTCTCTCAGTAAACTGACCATTCATTTCATTCATTATTTTATGATAAGTTCCTATTTCAAAACAATAGGCTTTCAGCATTGACAGATCAACTAAATGAAGCATTTTAATCTTAGCCAGTTCGCTAGTAACTAAGTCCCATTCAGTTTGAGCGTACTCATTAAAATAAGACGGAGCGTCTGGCATTGTAACAATTTCTGTAACTTCCATTTCGTTGGGAATGGTTCTACATTTTTGCAACGTACCAGATAGCTCCTTAATCTTTGTTGGTTTTCTTGGTCTAGCCATATCTATATCTAGTTCCCCACTTATTTGCTTTAGTTATGCATATCAAAAAACGAGAC